GCACATAAAACCCCGCTCAATATGCAATATTGGCGGGGGTTTTCCTTTCTTATTGGGTGGTGTTATGACAGATAAAGTACAAGCGAAAAAAGACTTAGAATTTTGTAGTGCTGAGTTGTCTAAGTACCAAAACTTAAGCCGTTCAGGTTTGACTCGGGATGAGATGTTATCGATTGATGGCATCATGATTAAGCTTAAAAAGCGAATAAGTAATTTGCGAGCGGCACTCTTATGAAAAGACCAATGCCACCAGAGAGACTTTTAAATATTGAGCCTTGGGATCCTGTGGATTTTGAGCCTGCGAAAGAACTGGAAGAATGGATTATTGATACGTTTATCTCAGAGGATGGCGAATTGCATAATCCTGAGCATGCACACATATCGCCGTGGCCAACTACTTTATTTAAGGTTCTTTGGGCATCTTCAGCATTCATCAAAGCTGACAGAGTAGTATTGGGACAAACAGAGAAGTTTGCACCTATGGCAGGTGGATGGCGAAAACTGCGACAAGAAAAGCAAATGATTGATTGGTTTGGTTGTGTGCCTGACTTCATTATCACCATCGATGCAAAGTTCGCATCACAGGCAAGTGATTTAGAATTTTGTGCGTTGATTGAGCATGAGTTGTATCACTTAGGTGCTAAGCGTGATGAAGATGGAGAATATGTGATAAGCCCATCAACTGGTGAGTATAAATATTACTTAAGACCACATGATGTTGAAGAGTTTCATGGTGTGGTTGAGCGCTATGGTGCATCACCCGATGTACAGAAAATGATTGATCTTGCGAAAGCTGGACCAAAGATAGGTAAAGCTAAAATTGCGCATGCATGTGGTACCTGCATATTGAAACTTGCTTAACGTTTAAAAATTTTGTTGTACTCAGTTATACAGCGAGGTGGTTATGGCAGCCCTAAAAGAGCCTGTAAAAATATTTATAGTTCAAGCTCTTGCATGCCGTGATACACCTCAGGAAGTTGCGGAGCTTGTCAAACAAGAATTCAAAATATCAATTGAGCGTTCTCAAATTGCTGCTTACGACCCAACAAAAATCTCGGGTAAAAATTTATCAAAGAAATTTGTTGATCTATTTAATGAAACTCGTAAGAAATTTGATGAGGGCTTGGTTGATATTCCTATTGCAAATAAGCACTTCAGATTGCGTCAATACGACAAGCTACTTGCCAAAAATAGCAAAAATGTAGTGATGTCATTAAACATCTTAAAACAAGCAGCTCAAGACCTTGGTGGGCAGTTTACAAATAGACAGGAATTGACTGGAAAGGATGGCGAACCACTCATTGGTGTGTCTGATGATGAGTTAGATAAGCGCATCAAAGCTATGGAAGAAAAAGCGAGAAGCTAATGACCAGAGAAGAGAAAATTGCTTATTTGGCATTATTGGAAGAGAAGAACCGCAGAAGTGCTGCATATCAATATCGTAGTTTTGGTGAAAAGCTTTATCCATTCCAACGAGAGTTGATTCAAGCCTCAAAGCAATATTCACAAGTGATGTTGATGGCTGCTAACCGTGTTGGTAAGACGATGACGGGAACTTACATTGATACGATTCACGCGCTTGGACATTATCCTGATTGGTGGGATGGTCATGTATTCAACCATGGTCCTTTAATTTGGCTGCTTGGGTATTCGGGTGAAAAGTGTCGCGACTTACTGCAAACGCCTATTTTTGGACGCCGTGTTGAGAATAAATGGGTTGGTGGGTTAATTCCTCCTGAATATATTCTTGAGCATGAGTCTATGACTGGCACAACCAATGCAATGCGTTCGGTGTATGTGCGTCACGGCGGTGGCGGGGATGTTCAATATAAAACATCTAAGGTGCAGATGTGGTCTTATTCTCAAGGCCAACACGCTTTGATGGGTGACTCAGTTGATTGGTACCACATTGATGAGGAACCACGCGATCAAACTATTTTCCCGCAGGTGCTTACACGTACTGCAACTGGTGACCAAGGGCAAGGTGGTCGAGGCATTCTTACATTCACGCCTGAGAATGGTAGGACAGAGTTAGTTGTTCAGTTCATGGACACCCCGAGCAAGGGGCAGTACCTAATTCGTGCAGGATGGGATGATGTAACTCACTTAACAGAGCAAACAAAAGAAACACTTTTGGCATCTTTCCCACCACATCAAAGAGAGATGCGTACCAAAGGTATTCCAATGCTCGGACATGGTCGAATCTATGACTTGAGCGAAGAATACATCACCTGCGAACCGTTTGAGATTCCTGATCATTGGATGGTCATTAATGGCATGGACTTTGGTTGGGATCACCCACAAGCGCAAGTACAGCTTGCAATTGATATGGACACAGAAACGATCTATGTCACTTATGCTTGGAAGCAAAGACAAGTTTCACCTAATGAAGCGTGGGGCTCAGTTAAGTTGTGGGCTAAAGATGTCCCTACGGCTTGGCCTTTGGATGGTCTACAGACTGAAAAAGGCTCAGGAAAGCAGCAAAAGTCATATTACAAAGAAGCTGGATTTAACATGCTTGCGAATCATGCAACATGGCCTGATGGATCAAACGGTGTTGAAGCAGGACTTTTCGAAATCCTAGATCTAATGCGCAAAGGTAAGTGGAAGGTATTTAAAGGATTAAGGGCTTTCTTTGACGAGTTTTTACAGTATCACCGTGATGATAAAGGGCGAATTGTGAAAACTGGTGACGACGTCCTAGATGGTGCTCGTTACGCATACATGATGCGAAGATTCGCCGTGAGAAAAGGGCTAGTGGGTAAGCCTAAAACACCAGTATCAAAACCAATTCCAGTTGCCAATAGATGGTAAATATCAATTAAGTGAGGTTGAGTTGTGGCAAATAATGAACAACTTACAACCCTTCATGCAAATGCAAAAAGACAATTCGACAAAATTCAAAGTGCTGTGCGTTCAGAGCGTAAGCAGTGCTTAGAGGATCGTCGTTTTTATTCTATTGCTGGCGCTCAATGGGAAGGGAGACTTGGCGAGCAATTTGCGAATAAGCCAAAATTTGAAGTCAATAAAATTCATCTCGCTGTTATTCGAATCATTAATGAGTATCGCAACAATCGAATCACTGTTGATTTTATCAGTAAGGATGGCTCTAAGAATGATGATCTAGCCGACACGTGTGATGGTCTATATCGTGCGGATGAGCAAGATTCAGGGGCGGAAGAAGCATACGACAATGCTTTCGAGGAAGCTGTTGGCGGTGGTTTCGGTGCGTGGCGATTAAGAGCATGCTATGAGGATGAGGAAGATGACGAGAACGAAAATCAACGCATTCGCATTGAACCTATCTTTGATGCAGATTCATGTGTTTTCTTTGATTTAGACTCAAAGCGTCAAGACAAAGCAGATGCAAAATTTTGCTTTGTACTGAGCTCAATGACCCGTGATGCATTTTGCGAGGAATATGAAAAAGATCCGACAAGCTTTGATAAGGATATTTCCAACTCTGAATTTGATTGGAATACACCCGATGTTGTTTATATTGCCGAGTACTACAAAGTAGAAAAGGTTAAAGAAAACATCCATGTGTTCCAAACTATTGACGGTACTGAAAAGCGCTACAGCGAAAAAGAGTTGGAGGATGATCCTGATATTCGAGTAATGCTTGAGGCTACAGGTTCTCAAGAGTTGCGCATCAAAACTGTGCACCGCACCAAAGTCCGCAAGCTAATCCTATCTGGTAGTGAAGTGCTTGAGGATTGTGGGTATATCGCTGGAAAATGCATTCCTATCATCCCTGTTTTTGGTAAGCGTTGGTTTATCGACAATATTGAGCGCTGTATGGGGCATGTGCGTCTTTGTAAGGATGCGCAGCGCTTAAAGAATATGCAGCTTAGCAAGCTGGGTGAGATTGCCGCGTTATCGCCTGTTGAGAAGCCTATCTTGGCTCCTGAGCAAATTCTCGGTTATGAGCATATGTGGGCTACAGACAATATTGAAAACTTCCCATACTTACTTGCAAATGCATTGCGTGATGATAGCGGTAATATCATTGCTCAAGGACCAACCTCATATACAAAACCTGCGCAAGTACCTGCTGCTATGGCTGCATTGTTGCAACTGTCCGAGCAGGACATGCGAGACATGCTTGGCAATCAGGAGCAAGGGGAAAAGATAGTCTCCAACATTAGCGCAGAAGCTGTTGATTTGGTGCAGACACAGCTAGGCATGCAGTCTTTCATCTACGTCGATAATTTTAAAAAAGCAATCCGACGCTCAGGTGAAGTATGGCTTGGTATGGCAAAGGAGCTATACGTCGAAGAAGGTCGCTCAATGAAGACCATCGGCAATCAGGAAGAAGTCGACTCAGTAGAGTTGGCTCGATCTGTGATTAAGGATGGTGCAATAGCACTTGAGAATGATCTCACTGCAGCAAGCTTTGATGTTTCTGTTGATGTTGGCCCAACTTCTTCAAGTCGCCGTGCTGCAACGGTTCGCTCACTCACAGCTATGCTTCAATTCGTTACTGATCCACAAGACCAACAAGTACTCATCACAATGATTCTTCTCAATATGGAAGGTGAAGGTGTGAATGAGGTTCGTAAATATTACCGCGAAAAAGCTTTACGTCTCGGCTTGGTTGAGCCAACTGAAGAGGAAGCGCAACAGCTACAAGCAGAAATGCAGAATCAACAACCTGATCCACAGTCAGCTTATCTTCAAGCAGCAGCTGAAGAGGCAGAAGCCAAGGCGCAGAAAGCAAAAGCTGACACCATCAAGGTCATTGTTGAGTCTGAAAAAACCCGTGCTGAAACAGCAGACACCTTAGCTCGTATGAATCGAGAGGATCAGCAGGCTACGTTGAACATGATTCAGCAAATTAATCAAGAAACCCAACAAACCATGGCATCCGCTCAGCCGATAATGAGTGAGGGAGTTCCAAATGGACCAGTTTGAACAAGAGCAAGGTCAAGAGCAGCAACAACAAGGTGAGAATCTTGATACAACCACTCAAGGTACTAATGAGCAATCACAAGGTGATCAAACTCAAGCAGGACAGGGTAGTGATCAAGGTGCCCAAGAAGAATTTGATGTAGTTATTGCCGGTGAGACGCCCGCACAAGCTGCTACAGATGAATTTAATGGGCAACCCGCACCACAATGGGTTAAAGATGTTCGCAATGAAAGCCGTGAGTCTAAAAAGCGAATTAAGGAGTTAGAGGCACAGCTTGCTGAGAAAAATAAAACACAAGAGGTAGAGTTGGGCGAGAAGCCTACTATTGAAAGTGTTGGTTATGATGCGGATGAGTATGAAGTAAAGCTTGCCGAGTGGTTTGAGCGAAAACGCCTTCATGAGTCCCAATTGCAACAAAAGCAAGCTGAACAAGAACGAGCTGCTCAAGAGTGGCAGAACCGCTTGACTGGGTATGAAACCAAAAAGAGCGCGATCAAATCAAAAGTAAAAGACTTTGATGAGGCAGAGGAGTTGGCGCGAGATACGCTGTCTCAAACTCAACAAGGCATTTTGATTCACGCTGCGGATAATCCTGAGCTTCTAATCTATCACTTAGGCAAGAACCCTGAAAAGGCAAAGCAATTAGCGGGTATTACAGACCCGATCCAATTCGCTTTTGCTGCTGCAAAAATTGATTCTCAAATCAAAGTTCAGACACGACGTCCTCAAACATCACCAGAAACCAAACCTGCGGGATCAAGCCCACTATCAGGAGCTGTTGATAACAAGCTAGAAGATCTAGAGGCAGAAGCTGATCGCACTGGTGATCGTTCCGCGGTAATTGCATACAAAAAATCTTTAAGAAAATAGGATATAAACTATGGCTACAAGCTTCACGAAACAAGAAAAAGTCATGTTTGACAATGTCATTGATGGCTTTGATGATTTATTGGTAATCGCCAAAGGCGCAGAACTGTATGACCCATTGACAGCTCAAGAAGCAGTAAATGCGCGTGATAAGTTTTGGTTACCAGCACCAATGATTGGCGCTTCGTATGATGGTTTTGATCAAAGCTCTAATTTCGATGGTTTGACTCAATTAAATGTGCCTGCGTCTATCGGTTATCACAAATCAGTTCCAAAAGTTTTTACATCGAAAAACTTACGCAATACTTATGCACTTGAGCAACATGGTAAAGCAGCAAAGCAAAAATTGGCTTCGGATGTAAATACTGCATTATTCCGTACTGCTGCAATGTTCGGATCGGTAGTGTCTAAACGTGCAGGTAATCCAACTGGCTACGATGACGTTGCTGACCTTGATACGCGCTTCACTCGTATCGGTGTGCCACTTGATGGTCGTCAAGCCTTTTACTCTCCATCAGCAATGAATGCTATGGCAGGTAATTTGGCAAGTCGTTCAGAAGACACGGCGCGTTCTCGCAATGCTTACGAACAAGCATTGATCCGCCATGATGTTGCAGGCTTTAAGGTCTTCAAAAACGACCAAGAAGTACGTTTAACTGCTGCTACTGGTGGTGCAACTACGGTAAATGGTGCAAACCAACGCACTATTCCCGCAGCAACAGTTACTTCCGCAGGTTTGGAAGACAACAAAGACAACCGCTATACAGACTTGGTTGTAACAGCAACCACCTATGCCAACATCAAAGTTGGTGATGCTTTTACAATTGATGGTGTGTTTGAGCTTCACTTGATCTCGAAAGAAAATACAGGTCAGTTGAAAACATTCCGTGTGGTAGATAAACCATCTGCAAATGCTATTCGTATTTATCCTGCAATCATTGACGCTGCGGAAGGCTCAATTGGTTCTAAAGAATATGCGAACGTATCGAATGCTCCTGCAAATGGTGCGGCTTTGACATGGTTGAATACTGCAGCATCAACTTTGAACCCATTCTTCCGCAAGGAAAACCTACTGCTTATTCCTGGTTCATTCTCAGTGGATGCGGACGATGGTTGGGAAGTGATGCGTGCGACAACTGATCTTGGCATCGCAATCACATATACACGCCAAGGCAATATCAACGACCTTTCATGCAAGACTCGTTTCGATATTGATTTTGGTACCGCACTACTTAACCCAGAAATGGCTGGTGTTCAGTTATTTAATCAAACCTAATCAAATTAAGTGACGACAAATGCCCGCTATATGCGGGCGTCGTCATTTTTGGGAGATAGTAAATTGAATAAACAATTACAACCACATCAGCAGCGTTTAGTTGAAGAAAAAGACCAACTCAAAGAGCGCCGAGATAAGCTGATTGAATTTCTTCAAAAGGGGCAGCCAGATCATATAGATGATAAAAATTGGGCGCTGTTAAATGAACAGGCTGATGCAATGAATTGGTACTACACAATTCTTATTAGTCGAATTGATTTATTTGAGGTGGCTAAATGAGCGAATATCCAAAGGCCCTTTATCGTGGTGATCAAACAAAAAATGAACACACCATTGCAGATGATTACGACCACGAAGAATTTTTGCTTGAAAAAGGTTGGGTTGCTTTCTCTGATTTACCTGAACAAGCTCAAGATCAATCATTCGCATCTGAAACCGCTCAGGGTGATGGTGCAGAACTAACAAGCGTGAAAGCTGAGCTATTGGTTGCACTTAAAGCCCAAGAGGAACTTCAAGAGCAACTGCAAACCGCTCAGGGTGAGTTTATTTCATTCCAAAACAATGTGGCTGCTATGTACGCACGTATTGCGGAACTACATGGTGATACCACTCCAGTTGGTGCAACGAGTGAAAGTCCTAATCCTACTGAAGCTCAAGACCACACAGATCAAAGTCAAAACGATACTGATTACTCGTCTTGGACTGCTGAACAGTTGCGTGATGCAATTACCAATCAAGGTAAAAAGTTCAAAGCACGCGACTCTAAAGATGAGTTGATTGAAATTTTGAAAGGTGAATAACCATGTCATGGACAAAGCGTCAAATCATTGAACAAGCGTATGAAGAACTTGGTTTAGGCGCAATGTTCCTTGATCTACAACCAGAGCAAATAGAAAGCGCACGGCGTAAATTGGATACCTTGGTAGCGGGATGGTCATCGAGAAACATACAGATCGGCTACCCATTGCCATCAGACGCCAATAGTAGTGATGTGGATCAGGAAACAAATGTCCCTGATTACGCCGTGGCAGCACTCTATCTTAATTTAGCAATGCGACTTTCTTCGGCTCATGGCAAGGCGATCACAGCTGAAACACGGCAGCAAGCTAATGAAAGCTATCGTGATGTGATTCGTAAGGCCACACGCAACCCACCAAGTATGAAATACAGTTGCTCACTCCCAAGTGGTGCTGGCAACAAACGTACATGCAACACATTCATTCTAAATAAGCCTGATAACGATGTTCTGACACCTGATCAAAGCTTGGAGTTCTTTAATGAGTAAACGGCCCAATCAAACCGACAAGCTAGAATCAGGCGATCAACTTGTCATATTTAAATCGAATTGTTCTGATTATCGAGTAATTCCTTTTGATGCCTTTGTACAGCAGATTTTGAGTGGAATCCCAACCCCTGAATATGTTCGCCCCATCACTCAGCACTTCAATCCAAATTCTAATTTTTCTTTAGATGTGGAGAATCATGCAGAGGGGACATATCTATTTTTAGCGCCTTCTACTGGGATTGATACAGGTGAAATTGTTTTACCAAATAACTATGAAGTGGTCGATGCTCAAGAAGTCACTGTTTCATGTACTCAGCAGATCAATAACTTCTCTGTCGATGGCAATGGGGCAAGTGTAATTGGTGAACCCAATGCTATAGCTGCAACAGGTTTCTTTAAGCTCAAATATGACAAGTTATCAGGTACTTGGTATCGAGTGGGGTAATAATGCAAATCCCAATATTAAGCGGAATTTATACAGACCAAAACTCGGACTTTCGCACATCCTATCCAGTAAATTTAATCCCAGTTCCAAAAGACCAAGGCATATCTAAAGGGTATTTAAGACCTGCTGAGGGTATCAATCATTTCTGTGATTTGCCGGGCATTGATCGTGGTGGGATTGAGTGGAAAGGTATTTGCTATCGTGTATGCGGGACAAAGTTTTTACAGATCAATGCAGATGGTTCTGTAACAGAAATTGGAAGTGTGCGCGGTGCGGGTTATTGCAATTTTGATTACTCATTTGAGCGCTTAGCAATTAACTCAGGTCAATATCTTTATCTCTTTGATGGTGATGAGCTTAAGCAGGTTACCGATGAAGACTTAATGAATGTTGTTGATGTGGTTTGGGTAGATGGCTATTTCATGACAACAGATGGCGAGTTCATCGTTGTTACGGAGCTGAATGATCCTTTTGAGGTAAATCCTCTTAAATATGGATCGTCTGAGGTTGATCCCGACCCGATAAAATCTTTAATTAAGCTGCGTAATGAAGTTTATGTTTTAAACCGGCACACCATTGAAATATTCGACAACGTGGGTGGAGAGAACTTCCCGTTCAGCCGTATTGATGGAGCCATGGCAACTAAAGGCACAATAGGGACAAATACCTGTTGCAAGTTTATGGATGCAGTAGCGTTTCTAGGTGGTGGTAAAAATGAGCCTGTTGCATTGTGGATTTCCGCAAACGGTTCAGCCAACAAAATCTCTACACGTGAAATCGAGCAACAGCTACATCAATTTGATGAAGAGACACTAAGTAAGTGTTTACTTGAGGCTCGATTGGTTGATGGTCACAACTGGTTGTATTTGCATTTACCTAATCAAACTCTCGTATATGACGTCGCAGCCTCAGAAGCCGTGGAACAGCCTGTTTGGTTTGTTTTAAAGACTGATTCGACGCTTGGAAAATACAGTGCTCAAAACCATGTTTGGTGTTATGGAAAATGGTTAGTAGGCCATCCAACAGAAGCCAAGCTTGGTTTTCTCACGAACGAATTAGGCGAGCACTGGGGTGAAACTGTTAGTTGGGAGTTTGGCACATCAATCCTATACAACGAGTCACGCGGTGCAATCTTCCATCAAATTGAGTTAGTTAGCCTAACAGGTCGATGCGCAGTGGATGCCAAGCCAATCATCTCAACTCAATACTCGTTAGACGGTGAACTTTGGTCCAATCCAAAAAGTATCAGTGCAGGGCAATCAGGAAATCGAAATAAACGGTTGGTTTGGTTGCAACAGGGATATATGAACAACTGGCGCATACAAAAGTTCATTGGTACTTCTGATTGTCGATTAACGATTGCACGAATTGAGGCTTACATAGAGCCACTGGGGGCATAAATGGCCTTAATAGACCCGAGAACACCTTTACGAAGTGATCTAGCAAAGGTGTTTAAAGATCCGCGTACGCTAAAATCTTTTGAGCGATTGTTTCAGGTATTGCCTGACTTGGCTGATAGCGGTGCAGATGCTATTGAAGCTGCTCAAATGACAGCTGATAGCGCCGCTGCTCAGGCTTTGTTGGCTATCGCCTTACTTAATTCAGTTGATCAATTAGTGCAGCTCTTGGCAACAGAGCCAAGCGTAAAACAGTGTCTTTGCAATACGTATGAAGATTTAGCACCAAGGGTGGAGATCATCCATCAGGACTTCTTAATCCCATCATCTCAGAATATTGAATACCAAAATCTTAACTTGGAGGTCTTGTGATGGCTGTAAAAGTAGTAAATATAATCCCTTCAAAATTTGCAGAAGTAGCGCAAACAACTCAATACATAGCCGAAAACTGCAAAACCATTATCGATAAATTTACAGCAACCAATGTGTCAGCTGCTCCTGTAACGATCAGTGTAAACCTAGTTTTAACGGGTGCAGCAGGAGATGAAAATCTCATTGTTAAAGAAAAAAGTATAGCTGCGAGTGAAACCTACGTGTTTCCTGAATTGGTTGGCCACTCGCTTGAACCAAGTAGCCTGATTTCAACATTAGCAAGTGCGGCAGACGCTTTAGTTGTTCGTGCATCTGGACGGGAGGTGACCTGATGAAAAACTTTCATATTCTCTCTACAGCTGATGTAAACCCTTTGATGTTGAATATCAAACGTCACCCTGACTTATGGAAAGAAGACACATTCTTGCGTGATTATCCTCAAGGGCCATTTGGTGAAATTGAATCAATTATGCTTCGATTTCCTGAAATACGCGTTTTTGAGCAAGAAGCTGAACTTGAAAAATACAAACAAGGCTTAAGTGATTTTGATCAACACGAAAGTGTAGATTGCCCAGCATTTTCAATCTTAACCGAAGCACGGGCAATTGTATTTGGTCTGATGAGCTTGGTTCAGGGTGAACGACTTGGTCGAGTGATGATCAATAAGATTGCACCTGGTGGAAGAATCTACCCTCATGCTGATTCCAAGGAGCATACGGACTACTACACTCGTTTCCATGTCGTACTCCAATCATCAGCAGGGTGCATTCTAAAAGCTGGCGAAGAGCAGCTGGATATGAAGACCGGTGATGTGTTTTGGTTCAATAATAAGCTCGAGCATGAGGTAATCAACAACTCTGCCTTTGATCGTATTTCAATGGTTATCGATATTAAGGTGAGAAAATGATTACAGCTCATGTAGAAAGCTTTGCTTCAAATCTTGATTACCTTAAACCCCTATTGCCAATCCATTATCAAGAGTTGGCCTTAAATCAAGATAAAGTGCCTTTATCACCGCAATTCGATAAGTACATTTCGGCTGAGCAACGTGGTGAGTTAATTTTTATAACATTACGGAAACAAGGTGAGATCGTCGGTTATTTCATTGGTTTTATTTCTTTTGGCCTGCACTATTCAACTTGCCTTACTTGTCAAATGGACATCTTTTATGTGCTTCCTGAGCACCGTGGAGATGGTGCGGGATTCCAACTATTTCAGTTTGTGGAAAAGCAACTTAAAGAGCGTGGTGTTCAACGTATGTTTGTTGGTTCAAAGCTACATAAAGATGCCTCTTGGTTGTTTGAGAAACTAGGTTACACACCAGTTGAAACATATTATTCAACTTGGTTAGGAGACTAATATGGTAGCGGCGGCAGTAGTTGGTGCGGCAGTGGTGGGTGGTGTTGCATCTAGTCAAGCACAAAAGAGTTCAGCGAAATCAGCAGCCAAATCCCAAGCAGATGCAAATGAAGCCAGTATTGCTGAACAAAGACGTCAATTTGATGCAGTTCAAGAGTTAATGAAGCCCTATGTGAATGCTGGTACACAAGGTTTGTCGGGGCAGCAAGACTTGTTAGGTTTGAATGGTGCAGATAAACAGCAAGCTGCGATTGACGCCATCAATAATAGTTCAGCAATGCAGACGTACTTGCAGCAGGGTGAAAATTCAATTTTACAGAATGCATCTGCTACAGGTGGTCTTCGTGGTGGTAATACGCAATCTGCACTTTCACAGTTTAGACCTCAACTATTGAACCAGTTGGTTAATCAGCAATATCAAAACTTAGGTGGGCTTACATCGCTCGGTCAAAATGCTGCTGCAGGTGTTGGTAATGCTGGTATGCAATCAGCGAATAATATCAGCAGCCTATTACAATCAACTGGTCAGGCTAATGCAGGTAGTGCACTGGCACAAGGGCAAGCGAACGCCAATATGTGGAATAGTGTAAGCAGTGCTATTGGTCAGGTTGGTGGTGCTTATATGTATAACAATGGCTTTTGAGGTGATATATGGCTCAGCCTTATAATTATATGCTTGATATACCCAATCCAGTTGATGCTGTTTCCCAGAGTATGGCGAATGGCTTTAACATGGCGGCACGTGTTGATCAGGCTCAGCAGCAGCGAGAGCAGGTTGAATTACAGCGACAACAACAAGCTCAAATGAATGCTGACTTGTTGGGGTTGGCCAATAATCCAAGTCCTGAAAATTACACAAAGGTTATGACTGTTTATCCTCAATTGTCAGAAAATCTTAAACGCGCCTATGAAACGATGGATGATGGGAAAAAGAAGACAACTTTAAGTGTTGCCTCGCAATCCTATGCAGCTCTGCTGAATGGTCAGCCTGAAATAGCTAAACAGGTTCTAAATGATGCAGCACTTGCCTATGAAAACTCAGGGCAAAAGAAAGATGCTGGTGTTATTAGAGGATATGCAAAGCTCATTGACAACAATCCCACGGCAGCTAGAACATCTATAGGCTTGATGATGGCTGCAACTGATCCTGATAAATTTAAGGATATTTACAGCACACTTGGTCAAGAGGGGCGAGCAGAACAAATGCAGCCTTATGAGATTGCTGAGTCACAGGCCAAGACTGGTTTAGTAAAAGCTCAAACACAAGGGCAAGTGATCGAGAACACATACAAGCCGCAGCAGCTGCAAGGAAGTATTGATCAAACTCAATCACAGATTGCCGTAAATTATGCCACCATTGAAAATATGGCTGAGCGTCTAGGTTTAGATAAAGATAAGCTTGCTACCGAAACAGAGCTAAAGCTTCAAGAGCTGAATCCATCAAATATCAAACTATCTGATGGTGCACAAAAAATTGTAAACGATACGATGATTTCGTCTGTAGCTTCGGAGCAGGCTGCTAATCAGCAACTTGATTTAGCAAATCGCATTGAATCGGCAGGCGGTGGCTTCGGTGCTTTCAGCCGTTTTGGTGAATGGATTAAAGGACAGACAGGTAATCAAAGTGCAATGACAGAACTACGCAATGAATATACCCGAGTCCGGAATTCACAGGCTATGAAAATGCTTCCTCCTGGTCCCGCTACAGATAAGGACATTGAGCTTGCAATGAAGGGGCTTCCTCCTGAGACAGCAGACTCTAAAACTATTGCTTCCTTTCTTCGAGGCATGGCAAAGATGAATCAACGTGATGCAGCGTATCAGCAGATGCAAGCTGAGTGGGTTAATCAGGTTGGTGGCATGGGTAGTACAAAGCGAGATGTTGAGGTGTTAGGTGTTAAGATTCCTGCAGGAACAACTTTCCAAAAGTTTGCTACAGGTAATCTGAATAAGGCATTGAAAACACAATCAAATCAAGCTGTTCAAAGACAAGTAGCGACAGGGCAGCGTAGTTATATGTCTGTTGTGCAATAAAACCTTTGTGATATTCTCTCCTCATTCATGGGGAGAGAAAATATGAAACAAATTCCTTTAATTATAATTTCGATCTTGGCTTTAACTGGTTGTTCGAATAAGTTTGCTACAAATTATCAATCTGTTACCACAGTAAGTAATCCGCTTTATATACCAACAGACAAGCCAGTTGAAATTATTACTTCAGACAATCCAGAATATGAAATTAAGAAATTAGTCGAAAATGGCTACATGATTATGGGTACTTCATCGTTTACAGCTCGAACAGGTAGCCAGAATTTAAAGAATATTGAGCAACATGCTCAAAGTGTTGGTGCACAGTACGTAATTGCAAGTCGAAAAAATTTAGGCTCAACAACGGTTTCTATGCCCTTTACTACACCCACAACAACTACTTCAAATACTAACTATAATCTTTCCAATAACTATGGAAAACAATATTACGGAAATTCTCAAACAACAACCTATGGTACGCAGACTCAATATATCCCTGTAACTATAAGTGATACCAAGTATACAGCTTATTTTTTTGGTAAATTTAAAAACAAAACAGGTGTTTATCCTTTTGAATTAACAGATCAAGATAAGAAAAAAATTGAGCAGAATGTAGGGGTGAAGGTAGGGGCTGTAGTAAATAATTCACCTAGCTACTATTCAGGAATTCTTGCCGATGACATTCTTTTGAAAATTAATAAAGAAGATGTATATGGCATAAAAGGTTTTTTAGAGATAACAGACCAACTTAAAAATGGTGAAACTACATTTGATATTTACAGAAATGGAAAAGTTATTTCGAAAAAAATAAAAATTGAAGATTAACTGAAATGTGAAATCTGTTATATCAGCTCTACTCATAGATTGTAAATTAAATGGAACCGACCAAAACGAGGTC